ACGAATATCATCGCACAGGCACGATTCACTGCTGAAGAAGAGTCCCTAATGATGGGCCTCGTTACTATGTACAACATCGGCGACGAAGCTGGCAAGACGATTCAGGTGCCTAAGTACCCTGCAATCACTGCCGCTGACCTGACCGAAGGCACTGATATGAGCAGCACGACTGTCTCAACTTCTTCTGTCTCAATCTCCGTGGGTGAGGTGGGCGCACAAGTAGTTCTGACTGACTTGGCTGCAATGGGTGCTGGCAACCCTGCTGAAGAGTTGGGTACCGTACTGGGTAACGCTATCGCTACGAAGATGGACGCAGACCTGATCGCATTGTTTGACGGATTCAGCACTGCTCTGGGCGCTGCCGCTCAAGAGATCACGGTTGCCGATCTGTTCAAGGCTGCTGCTACCTTGCGTAACAACAAGGCGCAAGGCGAGATCTTCGCAGTTGTTAACCCTTTCCAGGCGTACCAACTGAAAGCTAACCTGACCAATACCTTCGCCAACCCAAATGGTGGTGACGCGCAGAACACGGCTATGGTTAACTCCTACGTTGGCACCATCGCTGGCATCGACGTTTACGAGTCTGCAAACGTAACCGTTGATGGTTCTGGTGACGCGAAAGGCGCTGTCTTCTCACGCGAGGCTTTGGCTATCGCTATGAAGCGCGACTTCCAAATCGAAGCACAACGCGACGCATCATTGCGTGCCTTCGAGCTTAACGCTACCGCCATTTACGGTGTGGGCGAGCTTGATGACAGCTACGGTGTTGAGATGTTGTTCGACGCAACGATCTAAAGCGTTTGGACGGCCCTGCCCCTTCTCTCCTTGGGGTGGGGCTGTCCCTTTTTGGAGGTTCTGTTGGCTATAACTTACCGAGGCGAGCGGTTCGAGGGCTACAACAAGCCCAAGCGCACACCTAAGCACCCAGAGAAGAGCCATGCAGTATTGGCTAAGGAAGGCGACAAGGTTCGTCTGATACGCTTTGGGCAGCAGGGCGCAGATAACAAACCCCCTCGCAAGGGTGAGAGTGAGGCAGACAAAGCAAAGCGCAGAGCGTTCAAGGCTAGGTTCGCCAAGCAGATAGCCGCAGGGCGCAGAGACAAAACAGCATCGGCAGCGTATTGGGCCGACAAGGTGAAGTGGTAATGGCATTTTCTCAAGACTCTGATCTGGTAGCCCTTGTCCCTGACATCTTGGACTTCGGCATCACATCGTTTGCGACTGAACACGCGAAAGCACAGACCGACCTGACTCGCACCATCAGAAACGAGTGGTGGTACAAGAAGCAGATTCCTGGGGAAATGGTTCCCGCATACCTGACCGACTCCCAGTGGACGCGATGCAATGCCTATCTAGTGTTGTGGAAGTTCGCCCTCCCCCAGCTTACGAACTGGGTACAAGACGATCGCTTTCTGAACATGATTCAGTTCTACCAGCAGCGCTATCAAGAGGAACTGACTGCGGTGTTTGCTGACGGTGTGGAGTACGACGACGACAACAGCGGCACGATTGAAGATGACGAGCGCGGCATTGTCTCTTATGGACGGCTAACTCGATGAGTGTAGGGCTGCGAATCTCCATTGAGCCGAAAAACCTTAAGGGGTTGACCGAGCGCAAGCGTCAAGAGATTGAGCGCAGAATCTCTCCCTCGATTGACAAAACAGCGAGCCTTGGCAAGCAGATTATCCTCACTCGCACAAAGAAGGGAGTGGGGATTGGTGGGCCGTTTAAGCGTTACTCACCTGCTTATGTAAGGTTCCGCAGTAGACCGAGGCGTAGGTCGCCAGCGGGTAACTTATTGGGTCTCGGCAAGAGCAATCCCAACTTGGTGAACCTCAATGCCACAGGCGATATGGTTAAGTCTGTGCAAGTGGAAGGTAGCAAGGGTGGTCGCATTGCGAGCATTTACCTAGCTGGAAAGTTCAACGCTCAAAAGGCGTTTTGGACAGATCGGCAACGTCCTTGGTGGGGATTTAATAATCAGGAAGAGTCACGCCTAGCTAGGTTCTTCCGCAAAGAGATTCTGCGATGAGTGTGAGAGAGAACATCGCTACCAATCTGGTGACAGCGTTGCAGGCAGTGACCACTCCCACGACTATCAAGTTCGTCACTCGTGAGCCATTCGACTTTGACAAATTGAGCAACGCCCAGTATCCGGCAGTGCTTGTGAGAACAACAAGCGAAGACCGTGGCGACTCGACTGTGGGCGGTTCCGCTACACAGAGGCTTTCGACGATTGATTACGAGCTTGTGTGTTATGTGAAAGGCACAGGCTTGGACACGGCAAGGAATAATATCATTGAGTCCATTGAAGAAAAGCTCGATGAGGACAGGTCTCGCGGTGGCAATGCAATTGATACGCAGATCATCAGCGTTGATACCGACGACGGCAGTATTGCCCCTATCGGTGGGGTAATTATAACGGTACGAATAGAGTACCAATACACAAGAGGCACAACCTAAGAGGTGAAGCATGGCAACGACTAAAGGCTCAAGCGGCGTAGTCAAATTGGCGGTTAGCGGTGGCAGTGTCGCTGCTATGGGTGAGATTCGTAGTTTCACCTTGGATGAAACGGCAGACACGATTGAAGACAGTGTGATGGGCGATACCTCGCGCACCTATGTCTCTTCTCTCAAGACTGCCACTCTATCAATGGATGTTTACTGGGATGATGCAGACGCTGTTCAGCTAGTAATGGACGCAGCAGCGGATCTGATCTTTGAGTTGTATCCTACTGGCACGGGCACTGGCGAAAAGTACTACAGTGGTTCTGGCATCCTGACGAGCAAATCTATAACCGCGTCATTCGATGGTATGGTTGAGGGAAGTTTCGCTCTGCAAGTATCTGGAGCGGTTACAGAAGCCACAGCATAAGGACATCCCAAAATGGGACTAGCTAAAGAACTGAGAAGCAGAAGAAATCTGAGTGCGAGAGAGATCGAAGTGGAGGCGTGGGCTGATTCAGATGGTCAGCCTTTCGCCCTCTACTGCTACCCTCTCACTTGTTTTGACATGAACGAGATGCAGAAAAAGCATCCTAAGTTCATGGAAGGGATGACCCTTGGCGCGATGGTTGATTTGATTGTGCTGAAAGCGTGCGATAAGTCTGGTGAGCGAATCTTCACATCTGCCGAAGACAAGCACGACTTGATGGGTGAAGAGAGCGCGGTCATTAGCGACATCGCTGCGAGAATGTTCGCGTCAGTGCAGAGTGTTGAGGAACACGAAAAAAACTAGCGTCCGATCAGTTTAGGTTCACGTTAATAACCTTGGCTGATCGGTTACATATGAGCATTTCAGAGGCCGAGCAGATGCCCATGTCAGAGTTCAATGAATGGCTGGCCTACTTCAACTTGATGGGTGCTGACGATGGCAAATGAAGCGGTAAGAATCCCGATAGAGGCGGTCGATAACACCAAGGCCGCTTTTAACTCTGTCAACCAAAATCTCAACAAGACCGCCAAGAATGCCAAGGTTGTCACAGGCTCTTTTGGCAGATTCCGTGGGGCATCCCAGCAGTTAGGCTTTCAGATTCAAGACGTTGCTGTTCAACTTAAGAGTGGGACGGATGCGTCCATTGTCCTCGCCCAACAGGGTTCTCAGATAGCGTCTATCTTCGGGCCTGCTGGTGCTGTTGTAGGTGCGTTCATAGCTGTAGGTGCAGCGGTAGCGGGGCCATTTATATCTTCCATTCTAGGTGGCACGACTGCATTAAAAGAAATGCAAGAAGCTGCTGATAGGGTGCAGGGTTCTCTTGCGGCGATGACGGTTACAGAAAGGGCGAGGGCGATGAGGCGCAATGCTGAGTTGCAAGCTGAAGCGTTAGCCGCACAAGCAGAAGCGCAGCGAAAAGTCACAGAGGCTGAAAACGAAGTTGAGAGGTTGAGGTCTGACAGGCGCACAAGGCAACCCGTTTTGCTTGCTGCGATTGAGCAGGTGACAGTAGCAGAGAAAGAGCAAATATCTGTCAACGAAGAAGCGCAGATTGTTCTTGAAAGAATAACGGCGGTGAATCAGGCATATGCAGAGTCACAAGATACAACTGCGCAAAGCATCAAAGAAGCTAACAACGCGATGCGAGAGCAGAGAAGGCTCGCAAAAGAAATGGCAGATGCTGAGGAGGCTGCTGGTGCGGTTCTACTCAACATCAACCAAGCAAACATTGACAGAAGCATCGAAGAGCGCCGAGAAAAGAAGCAGAACAAAGAAGACACGATAAACTTTTTGGATGAGCAGTTAGCTGCTTCTGCGCAGACCAGCAAAAAGATGTTTGCCGTTAACAAGGCGTTCCGTATAGCACAAGCAACGATGCAAACGTATGAGGCGGCGACAAAAGCCTTGGCTGCATTCCCTCCCCCATTCGGTCAGTTGGCTGCCATCGCTACAGTTGGTTTCGGTTTGGGGCAGGTTGCTAATATCAAGTCGCAGAGCTTCGAGGGTGGGGGTTTTACTGGTAGAGGTGCGAGGGCTGGTGGCTTAGATGGAAAGGGTGGTCGCATGGCTATGATCCACCCGAATGAGACGGTCATTGACCACACAAAGGGCGGTGCTGGAGGCATTACAGTCATTAACAACGTCGATGCTCGTGGCTCAGGCGCTGATGTAGACCAAAAGATTAAAACCGCTATGGCTCAGACTAGCCAACAGACTATAATGACGATTCAAGACCTGATGCGTCGGAGGCGGTTCGTATGACCACATTCACATTTCCGGCAATAACCCCCACGACGAACACGTTTGAGCTTGTAGCTAACACAAGGACGTTTCAAAGCCCACTGACTAACGCGATACAAACGACATCGCGCAAGGGTTCTTTGTGGCGAGCCAGTCTTCAGTTCAACAATTTATCAGGGGCTGACCGCAAGGTTCTGCAAGCCTTCGTGGTGAAGCTAAACGGACAGCAGCATCGCTTCACGCTTCAAGATCACTCACACACCTTGAGAGGAGCGGGTGGTGGCGATTTAAGAGTTAACGGTGGTACTCAATCGGGTACCAGTTTGGTCTGTGATGGCGCTACTGCGAGTGTGAATAACTACCTCAGAGCCGGTGACTACATCTCGTTTAATAACGAACTTCACATGGTGGTCGCTGATACAAACTCTGACGGTTCTGGCAATGTTACCTTGTCAATTGCACCTCCAATACGCAAAACGCCAGCAGACGACACGATTGTTGACTACACGGCTCCAGTCACTGGTGTATTCATGCTCGCTGGCCCTGCATCCTGGGACACGCAAGCAGATATAACGTCCAGCTTCAACATTGAGGCGGTCGAGGACGTTCTAGCATGAGCCGTGGTTTTCCCTCTAATGTCCTGACTGCGCTGGCATCGCAACACGTTGCACTAGTCACGTTTGCTGAGTTGCAGTTCCCATCTGGGACGGTGTACCTGCACAACTCCATAGGTACTTATACATGGGGTGGGCATGACTGGCTGGGTGTGGGTGATCTGGGGGAGATCAGCCAGATTGAAGAAGGCGCAGACGTTAGCCCTTACAAGATAACTCTGTCGCTCTCTGGGTTAGACGCGACCATCTCAGGTGCCGCGCTGACCGAAGACTACTACATGCACCCCGTTAAGGTGTATCTGGGTGTATTGGACGCAGATGATGCGTTGCTCGCTGACCCGACTATCGTGTTTGAAGGCGCGATGGATCAGATGACTGTATCCGTGGGCGCTGATGGTGGGGATGTTATTGCTCTCACAGCAGAGTCAGAGCTTGCGCGGTTCGATAGGGCATCGAATCTCAAGTACACGGACACCCAATTACAAACCGACTTTTCAGGCGATGTGGCTTTCGAGTTCATGGCTGACATCGACGGGGCCAAGATTCGTTGGGGTGATCCTAACTCGGATTCTGTTGCCGGTGGAACCTCTACGCCCACCATAAACTTCGACCGTATCGACGTGAATCCGAGCATGTGATGCGGGTTCATTTAGCACTTAACAAGTGGCAGCGTCGTCAGTTCAATTATGGCGATGCAGACTGCTGCCAGTTCACTGCCTTTGTGGTTAAAGAACTGACCGGCAGGGATTATTCCTCGCAGTTTGAATACACAAGTGAGGCCGAGGCTGAGCTTATCGTCGGACGTAAGGGAGAGTTGGTGGACTTTATTGCTAGTGTTTTAGGCAAGGCGAGTTCTGACCTTAAAGACGGTGATCCTTGTGTCGTAGACATCCCTATAGCCGGTCAAGTTTGCGGCATCAAGCTGTCAGATAAGATTGTGTGCCTGACTGAGAAGGGGATGATTCGGATACCAGACCGCTATTTACTAGCCGGATGGAGCGTGTAAATGCCACCAGTAATAGGAGCATTCGTAGCAGCAGCAGCAACCGTTGCGGGTGCTGTCATGGGCGTAGCCGGAGCGATTGGCGGGGTTCTTGGTTTAAGCGGTCTAGTGGCAGAGGTTGTCGGCCTAGCAGCGATATTCGGCGCGTCTTCTGCCATGAAGGGCTTGATGCCCGACATGACGATGCCACAAGTGGACACGGATCAATCACGACAGCAGACCGTCCGAGGGACGATTGAGCCACAAAAGCTGGTCTATGGTGAGGCGCTAGTCTCTGGCCCGATATTCTTTGTCGGAGTTGCAGGCACAGATAACAATACTCTCTATCACGCCATCGCTTTGACCGGACATGAGGCTGATGACATCACGGACATTCACTTCGATAATGAGGTGGTGACCGATGCACAGATTAACCAATCCTTTCAGGTAACAGCGGGAGAGTTCGGCCCTACATCAGAAGCACCCTCCGAGCATATCTGTCGCATTGAGCGCAAGACCGGCTCCGACACTCAAGCGTCTAGCTCGTTACTCACTCCCACGTTTAACGACTGGACTTCATCCCATAGGGCGAGAGGTATCTCTTATGTCGTAACAGAGTGGAAGCTGACTGACTCATCTCAAGAGGTGTGGGACAGGCTCAAGCCAAACAACATCAAGGCACTGGTTAAGGGTAAAAAGGACATCTATGACCCACGCTTGGACGTTGCAGCGGGGAATACGGCAGGCGACAACCCAAGCACTGTTGCATATCAGCAATGGACTGACAACCCCGCTCTATGTGTCGCCAACTACCTAACAGACACCAGATTCGGTTTGAGCATCCCTACAAGCAAGATTGATTGGGCGGCAGTGGTGACGGCGGCAGACGCTTGTGACGTGACAGTCACTGTTCCAAACAGCGGAACAGAAAAGCGATTCACCGCCAACGGTGTGCTGTTCGCTGGTGACACACACAGAACGAATATCAACAAGCTACTGTCTGCGATGAACGGCAGCTTGGTATATTCGAATGGTATATACACGATTCGGGCAGGAATCTATGAAGCCCCCACGGAAAGCCTCGATGAAGACGACCTCGCAGGAGCAGTCACGGTTAAGACGTCAGTGGAACGAGGCCAGCGTTTTAACACAGTGCGCCCGATATTTATTGATCCCTCCCAAAGACACAAGAGCGTCGAGGCTCCTGAAGTACAAATTACAAGTGCAGTTAGCCGAGATAATGGAGAGGTTCTAACTAGAGACATCCAGCTACCGTTCACAAACAGTAGCTTCATGGCCCAGAGAATTGCTCACAAGCAGATTCAGCTATCCGACCAGCAGAAGGTCATCACGTTCCCAGCTAATCTCACAGGGCTTCGTGTGGACGTTGGGGACAGGGTTCAAGTCACCATCGAGGAACTGAACTATAGCAACAAGGTATTCCGTTGCGCTGGGTGGTCATTCTCAGACACTCAAGACGGCGTGGTTAACCTCACTCTATTGGAAGATGACTCTGGTTCGTATGCAGACCCCACGGCGGGTGAGTACAGCACCATCTCTGCATCAGGTGTTATCACTCAGGGGTTCCGTGGTGTACCTGACCCACAGAACTTATCGGCTACGGCTGGACTCAAGCACATCGAGTTGAACTGGACGAATCCCAGCAACCCAAAGCTGTTTGAGACCATAGCTATCTATGCTTCGGCAGACTCGTCTTGGTCGAACGCACAGCTAATCGGTGAGACCAGAGGCACTCAGTTTTTCCACGATGGTGCGAATCCGATAGACCCTGTTGCGGTCGGCGACACTCGTTACTACTGGATAAGGGCTTTTGCCTACGCTGGTGATAAGAACACAAGCAGCACATTCATTGTCTCTGACAGAAACCCAGACAACGACACATCGAACATCGTCCAGACCGTTGGGCCTAATAATCCTGACTATTCCGACATCGTTGACGATACCCCAGCGCAAGAAGCACCCAGTAATCTCACGCTAACAGAGACAACAGTTTTAGGTAATGATGGCGCGGTTCTACCTGCTGTCCGTGTTTCTTGGACTGCGCCTGTAGCGAATACATATGTCAACGCCTACGAAGTGGAGTTCAAGCGAACATCTGCCAGTCAGATTGACTATGGGCAAGTGACGGACTCCTATACCGCGACTATTGATTACGGCTCTGTTGCTGACGCTACTACTCTCGAACTGAACTACGGTGGAGTGAATGAGGCTGTCACTGATCCTGGGGCTGAGTTCTCATCTGTTCTGGTATACGGAACCAGCACGACAATCGCAGGCCAGAAAGAACTAGAAGAACACACCTTCAGGGTGAGGGCGGTCACAGTCACAGGCAAAACGTCTGGGTTTATAACTGCGTCGATTGTGTTACAAGGCGACCAGACTGCACCAGCTATCCCTGGCAGCATTGTGGCGACTGGTGGCATCCAACAGATAAAACTCGACTACGAACTGCCGTCCGATTCTGATTTAGCCTTCGTTGAAGTCTTCGCTAATACTGTCGACAATCTTGCTAGTGCAACACTGATTGCCAAGACTAAAGCAGACCAGTTCACCGAGACGGGTCTGGGCAATAACGTCACTCGCTACTACTTTCTGAGAAGTGCTGACCGCTCTGGCAACCTCTCTGGGTTCAGTGCTTCTTTCAGTGCTACAACTCAAAAGGTTGTATTAGATGACCTAGCTCAAACGGTGCTAGACCAATTCGCAGCAGGCGATGCGTTTGGTATTGAGCCGGTATCTACACTGACAGGCGTTACTGGCGACCATGTGGGACAGGTTAAGCTACTTACCACGACGAACACTCTCTTCGTCTGGACTGGTTCTGCGTGGTCTGAAGACATCTTTACAGCCTCAACAGTAGACCCAGGCTCCATCACTGCCGCGTCGTTCGCATCGGGTGTTGAACCTATTTCAGCGGTTAATAGTTTGCCGTCGCCTACAGGATACACCGGCCCATCAGTCATCTTCTTAACTACAGACAAGAAGCTATACCGCTACGACTCATCGGTTCCAGCTTTCACGACGCTAATAAGCACTGCTGACCTATCAGGCACTTTGGGTGAAAACTTATTCAGCGACACCATTAGACCGATTGAGAGGGTGGGAGCCTTACCGACTACGAACCTGACCACTGGTCGAGTGGTGATGCTTACCACCGACTCCAAGCTGTATCGCTACACTGGAACAACGTGGACGAAGGCGATTTCAGCAGGAGACCTTGACGACCAATTAAACCTAGCCACACAAGCCTCTGGATTGCTCCCTGTTGCGAATGCTGCTTCGGGCTTGGTGAACAGTAACGTCACGATAAACGCTGACGGTACGCTCTCCGGCGCAGGCTCAGGGCAAGCCACCCTCACAGGCTTAGGTGCTGGGCAGGTTGCAACGCTCGACACGATTACTGAGACCTTCATCGGCAATAACGCGATTTCGACTGCAAAAATTCAAGCGAATGCCATAACGTCGAATCTTATATTGGCGGGGGCGATTGGAGTTTCGCAACTGGCTGCCAACTCCGTGACGGCAAATGCCGTGGCGGCGAACAGTATTTCAAGTGCTTCACTCCAAACCGGTGCCGTAGTCGCTGATTCCATCTCAAGCGGCGCGATAAACGCTGACAAGCTGGCAGCAAATTCGGTCTCGGCATCAGCCCTCCAAGCGAACTCCGTGAGCGCTTCTGAGGTGGTTGCGAACAGTTTGACTAGTGCGGAACTGAATACGTCTCAAATATTCTCCGATTCTGCTGTCATTGGTGCGATTCAAGCTGGCTCTATCACGACATCAGCCGTAGTCAGTGCCATTGGTAGCTTTGAGTTTGTTGAAAGTGACAACATAGCCTCAAACGCTATCACGGCAGGGAAGATTGCCGCCTCGAGCATCGACGCATCTAAACTCAACGTCACTGATTTGTCGGCTATTTCTGCCAATATGGGCACGATAACGGCGGGATCTATCGCTGCGGGTCTAATAACGGGTGACGTTGCGACCTTTGCCAATCACACGCTGGCATCGAATGCGACTGAGGCAATCTTAGAGGATGAGAAGCTGATCCACACGATTACGGCGCCAGCGAATTCAGCAGGACTTGCCCACACAAATGTTATACTGCTGACCATTAGGCTGAACATCGACGCAGACCGGCTAAAAGAAGGCAATGCAATGCTGGTGAGGGTGAGAAAAGACGCCACCTTCGACAGCAATCAAGAGATGTTGAACGCAGGCACTAAGTTGGGCGAGTTCTTTTGTGGTGTTCAATATGATGGCTCAGGTAGCGCGGTCGAGCTTATTCAGTCGGTGACTTTGGTTGCGGCAGACAACGCGACACAGACATCAGCGAAGAGTTACTTCGTCACATTTACAGGCACAGAGCTAACAGGCTCTGAACCAGAAAGCAATAATCTTGGAAACAGCGCAGGCGGAACTGCAATCACAGTAGGTATCAGATAATGGCTACACAATTACAGATTAGACGTGGCACCAGCGCACAGGTAGCCGCCTTCACAGGTGCCGAGGGCGAGATAGTCGTCAACACCACCAACGACTCAGTTCATGTCAATGACGGCTCCACAGCGGGTGGGTTCGAGCTTGCGCGGGTGGATGGATCCAACTGGGCTATCACCAACGCCATATCAACGACTGCAAACATATCCTTTGGCGACAACGACAAGGCCATCTTTGGTGCTGGCTCTGACCTACAGATTTATCATGATGGTAGCGCATCTTATGTCCAAGACACTGGCACAGGTGCTTTGTATCTACAAGGCGATGGCGGCGTCAATATACGAAATGCCGCTGGAACCGAAAATAAAGCAGTTTTTGCAAGCGATGGTGCAGTTACTCTTTACTTCGACAATACCGCTCGTTTTGCCACCACCTCATCAGGCATCGACGTTACGGGTACTGTGACTGCTGATGGTTTGACTGTTGATGGTGTTGGTAGTGTTTCAGCAAACACAACAAGTAATGCAGGGTCGATTTATAACGCAAACACAAGTGGCAATGTTCTTAAATTAAGGTCAGGCAGTGTTGGTGGAACAACGGCTGTTTTAGGCATTTTTGACGGCAACAATAACGAAAAAGCTAGGTTTACTGCGTCAGGACGGTTGGGTATTGGCACTAGCTCGCCTAGTGAGCTTTTGCACATTAATAGAGCATCTGGCACTGGCGCATATATTCGCATTCAGGACGCTTCAGGCGGTAACTATATTGGGACTGATGGTGGCGTCCTTCAGTTTTTTGATGGCTCTGCAACAGAACGCATGCGCCTCTCTGGTGGCAATCTCGGTATTGGCACTAGCAGCCCTTCATTCCCCCTTCATGTCTCTGGTTCTTCGACAAACTATGTAATGTCTGAAACAACAGGGACAGGTACTAGCGCCGGTTTCAGATTAAAAGGGGGCGCAAGCGCGGATTTCACGTTATTCACAACGCAGGGCACTAATCAATTTGCAATTTATGATAACGCAAATTCAGCAGAACGCCTCCGCATCGACGCAAGCGGTAATGTCGCTATTGGTACTACGTCGCCCTTTTTTACAACATCAGGGAGGACTTCTCTTTCTGTAAATGGAAGCACCAGTTCAATACTTGCATTTGGGAAAGGCGGTTCAAGCGAGAATTATATTCTGGCTGACGCTGGCGGACTTACTATTGCCAACACTAGCACCACACTGCCTACGATATTTTTCAATAACGCCTCCGAAGCCATGCGCATCGACTCAAGTGGTCGGGTCGGTATTGGTACTAACAGCCCATCACAACCTTTGCATGTAGACGCAACTGGAGGCACTACAGCGGCACTATTTGACAACAATGGTACTAATGGTGATGTTGTCTT